AAGGGTGAGCTAAAAGAAAGATTGATACTAAATCATTTGATGGTGTTGTATAATGTGTTTGAGCATAAAGCCCTCACGCGCATGCTTGCTTACAAGTTATATGACCATCTCCCTTTGTTGAAACCGTTCCTTATGCTGCTAAACTATTGGCCCGAGAGAATCGAGAATATCGGACCATTTAGTGAAACGATTAGATCAAACGATGTTATGATGGATATGCGAGTCGTAGAAGTTCTGAGGAAAATCTAATGCGCGATCTACACGAAGACGAAGGCGGAGCTCCCGCTAATCATGCCGGTCCAGCTACGAGCACATCTGATGTTCACTGGAGCAAGCGCCAACCTCGTATTGGTGCTAAGGGCAAACTTAAGAAGTATGGTCAGCCAATTCTCTTCAAGTCGATTATTCGTCGCAAGTCGATGACAGAGGCGCAAGTCTATTATAAAATACTAAAGAAGAAAGTTCCTGCGGTCAGCCGCACGAGCGCGATGGGAGATGGTAGTGATGGATCCAGTGAATCAGTTCAACGCGAACACATTGTTAAAGTCGACGGTGGATACCGCCTTGTCTCGAAGAAGACAGGAAAAAACCTCGGAACGTATCCTACGCATGCGGGAGCAGAGAAGCGAGAACGACAAGTTCAGTTCTTCAAACATAAAGGATGAAAAGAAAATGGGATTGAGTATTAAGATTGCGATTGCAGCTGTTCTATTCTCCGTCGTGTCTGGCGGATATTTCTACATTCAAGCCTTAGAGGGCAAACTAGAAGCAGCCGCTGAAGTTCAACAGCGACTGGAAGGCGTTATCAATCAGCAGAAGCTGGTTATGGAACGAAACGCCGCAGACCTCAGAAAGATGCAGACTATCAACGCTGAAGTAGCTGATAAGGCTGGCAAAGCTGAGCGTGAAGTCGCTGCTCTCAACAACAAACTGTCAAAGCTCGACGAAGTAGTGGCTAAAGCTCCACCATCACAGACAGAAATCAAGATCAATCGCGGCACGAAAGATGCGCTGCGTTGTAACGAGTTAGTAACTGGTTCGCCCTTGACAACTGACGAGCTTTCTGGTAAAGTAAAGAATAACATTTGCCCTGAACTAATTGCGTCGAAAATTCCTGCTAAGGAGGCTAAGTAATGAGAATCGTGAGTGCTGTCCTTTGTGCAAGTCTTCTTGCTGGTTGTAACGAAACAACTAAGGTATTCGATAAGCCACTGCTCGTAGATCGCGCAGAGCTTATCCTCCCGCCAGTTCAACCTATCACACAGAGTGATATGAAGTGGACTGTCGTTACGCCTGAGAACGTTCAGGCAGTGAGTGCTAAGGGGAATGTTGTATTCTTTGCCCTTACGCCAAAAGGCTACCAGAATCTAAGCATGAACGTTGCTCAGATGCGTAAGTATATTGAGCAGCAGAACGCCGTGATCGCAGCCTACAAAGAATATTATAAGAACGAAGAGAAAACGGAAGAATAGTCTTGACAAGTTTCATCACTTTGATTATAATGAATTTATGTCTATTATCACTGACCATAAGTATGCACAGATGATCTCTCACAGACTCCTGCTTTTCAAGCGGAAGTCTGATAGCGTCTATAACTTTCGATGCCCATTCTGTGGTGACTCTCAAAGAAACAAGATCAAAGCTCGTGGATATCTCTTTGAGAAATCTGGTGGGCTTATCTTTAAGTGCCACAACTGCGACATCGGAACTAATGTTGGTAAGCTCATCGATCTAGTTGATCCTAGCTTATCTAAAGCGTATCGCCTAGAATCCTTCAGAGACAAGAATATGTCCGAAGGCGATACGTTCGTTATCCCAAGAGAAAAAGAAGCTGTAATCGAGAGACCTAAGATCATTCTCGATGATATGCTTACACGACTTGACCAACTGCCAGCACATCATCGTGCGGTGGAGTATGTTAAAGCACGTCAGATTCCCAAAGAACGTTGGGATGACTTATACTATGCAAGAGACTTCAAAGTTCTCGAAGCGTTGAATCCAGCTTACGAAGGTCGTTTGGCTTCCGACGAACGTTTGGTGATTCCGTTTCGTAGAGAGGATGGGTTGCTCACTGGCGTTACTGGACGCGCCATGGGCAACTCATCCTTGCGTTATGCTACCATCAGAATTACTGATGATCCGCTCGTTTACGGGTTAGAACGTATAAAACGGGGTAAAACTATATACGTCACAGAAGGTCCAATTGATAGTATGTTTTTGGATAATGCCATTGCAGCTGGTGGAACGGACTTCTCTAGAGCACTATATAACATCAGTGATGAGAATGTTGTTCTCATCTTTGACAATCAACCGCGAAACAAACAAGTTGTGAAGCGTGTTGAAGCTTTTGCCCAACGTGGATATGCTATGGTAATCTGGAACAGTAATTGGACGTATAAAGATATAAATGATGCTGTTTTATCTGGATCTAGTGTTTCTGAGATTGAGTATCTACTAAATAAGTCCACGTTTAAGGGTCTTGCTCTTAAGCTCGCTATCCGAGACTGGAAAAAATGCTAACACAGACGCAATGTCTGTGAACGTTATCGTATTGTCTGAATTAAAAAGAACGGAGTAACTATGTCGAATCAACTTCCCACCCTCTACCAGCAATTCATTCACCTGTCACGCTACTCAAGATATCTGTGGAATGAAGGACGTAGAGAGAGCTGGGAAGAGACGATTGGTCGCTTCTTCGATTTCTTTGAAGGACATCTGAAAGAACAGCACAACTATGATATCACAAAGCTGCGTGCTGAAATGGAAGACGCAGTTCTCTCACAGAAGATCATGCCTTCGATGCGTTGTGTCATGACTGCTGGTGAAGCGCTCAAGCGTGAGATCGTTGCTGCTTACAACTGCTCGTATGTTTCTGTCAATAGCCCACGTTCATTCGACGAGATTCTCTATATCCTCATGAACGGAACTGGTGTTGGTTTCTCTGTAGAAGCAAAAGACGTAGAGCAGCTTCCAGTTGTCAACGAAGACTTCCATCCATCAGATACCACGATCATGGTTGCAGACTCGAAGCTCGGTTGGGCTAAGGCGCTCAAGGAACTGATCGGTATGCTTTACGTTGGTCAGGTTCCTCGCTGGGATCTTTCCAAGATTCGTCCAGCTGGAACACCACTCAAGACTTTCGGTGGTCGTGCTTCTGGTCCAGAACCATTGGACGCTCTGTTCAAGTTCTGCATCGATATCTTCAAGAAAGCAGCTGGTCGTCGTCTAAACACATTGGAGTGTCACGATATTGTATGTAAAATTGCCGATATTGTTGTTGTGGGTGGTGTTCGTCGTTCTGCTCTCATTTCTCTTTCGGACCTGAACGATGACCGTATGCGCACAGCTAAGTCTGGTCAGTGGTGGTTAGATCAATCGCAGCGTGCGCTTGCTAACAACTCTGCTGTCTATAAAGAAAAGCCAGATATGGGTCTGTTCATGGAAGAGTGGAAGTCTCTCTATGAATCAAAGTCTGGTGAGCGTGGTATCTTCAATCGCGCTTCTGCTAAGGCTACTGTTATCAAGCATGGTCGTCGTGATCCTAACTACGATTTCGGAACTAACCCATGCTCCGAGATTATTCTGCGCGATAAGGAATTCTGCAATCTGTCAGAAGTTGTTGTTCGTGCAACTGATTCAATGGAAGACCTGAAGGCTAAGGTTCGTCTCGCTACTATTCTCGGAACTTGGCAGTCAACACTAACCAATTTCCGTTATCTATCGTCGTCATGGAAAAAGAACTGTGAAGAAGAAAGACTTCTCGGCGTTTCAATGACAGGAATCATGGACAATGACCTCACCAACGGAAAGACAGCAGGACTCCCAGAGCGACTCGAAGAACTCAGAGCAATCGCAGTCGAAACAAACGCAAAGTTCGCAAAAGAAATCGGAATCCCTCAGTCTGTGGCTGTTACTTGCGTTAAGCCCTCTGGCACTGTTAGTCAGCTTACTGATGCTGCCTCTGGCATTCATGCTAGGCATAATCCTTATTATATTAGAACTGTTAGAGCCGACAAGAAAGACCCGCTCGCGCAACTGATGATCGATGCTGGTGTTCCAGTTGAAGATTGCGTGATGCGTCCGAACAATGTGTATGTGTTCTCGTTCCCAATGAAAGCTCCAGAGAACGCAGTCTTCCGTCAGGATATGTCAGCAATCGAACAGCTTGAACTCTGGGTTACATATCAGGATCACTGGTGTGAACATAAGCCATCTGTCACCATCTCTGTTAAGGAACACGAATGGTTGGATGTTGGTGCTTGGGTCTACAATCACTTCGACAAGATGTCTGGCGTTTCATTCCTTCCGTTCTCGGAGCACGTTTATAAGCAAGCTCCTTATCAGGATTGCACGAAGGAAGAATACGAAGCAGCTGCTGCTAAGATGCCTACTGCAATTGATTGGGCTTCGCTTTCTAAGTATGAAAAGACTGACACCACTACTGGAGCGCAGGAATTGGCTTGCGTGGCTGGTGGGTGTGAGGTTTGATTATGACAGAGAAAGATCTGTCGTGCCCATGCGGAGAATACGACTACACTGTCATTTATGAAAAGCGTGGAAAGAAAGCATCACCTCAGTTCTGTCCCTTCTGTGGGGCAGACGCTGAGGAAGATAAGATTGAAGAACTTGAGGAAGATGAGGATGAATAATGGGTGATTCATACTTAGGTGGTTCAACGATTATCAAAACCAGAACGAAGAGTTGGTGGAAAGGTAAGCGTTATAAAGCTAAGAAAAACACAGAGAAACATAATGCAAATCTGAAAAGAGCGGAGCGTGATAGGAATCTCATGTGTAACTGGAAACCTGAGTATACTCTAATCAAAAGAGAAGATAAAGCGCCTAAGTGAACTGAATATATAAGTTCATGAGTTATGAAAATCCATGGACGCTAGACGGGAAAGTATTCGACAGTGAAGATATCGACGACTCGTATGGGTTTGTATATCTTATCACCACTCCTACGGGTCAGAAGTATATCGGAAGAAAATACTTCTGGTCCGTTAGGAAGGTTAAGGGTAAATCCCGTCGTCAACGATCCGAGTCTGACTGGAAATCCTATTACGGTTCCAGCGACATCATCAAAGAACAAATCAAACAATCAGATAAAAACCAGTTCAAGCGAGAGATCGTCTCACTACACTCTACAGCTGGACGTGTGAATTATGAAGAAGTGCGAGAACAGTTCGCACATGAAGTATTAGAACGCGAGGAATACATCAATGAAAACATCAATGGAAAATGGCACAGAAGCCCAGAACACATCAGAAGTAAATCAAGATTCTCTGCCATCGCATCTAGGCGGACATCTGAACAAGACACACAATGATCGTGGGGCCTTGACATTTCTGATGAATGAGTATACAATAACTTCATTCCTTGATATTGGCTGTGGTCCAGGCGGAATGGTCGCGCTCGCGGGTATGCGTGGGCTTGAAGCAGTTGGTGTCGATGGTGACTGGGAAGTTCCAAAGGAGCGTGACACTGATATCATCATTCATGACTTTACTCATGGTCCAGCTCCACTTGAACGCGAATTTGATCTAGGTTGGTCTGTAGAGTTTTTGGAACACGTAGAAGAAAAGTATCAAGACAACTATATGCAAGCGTTTGCTCGTTGTAAGTATGTGGTAGCAACTGCTGCACCTCCAGGATATCCTGGGCATCAGCATGTGAACTGCCAACCGCAAGAATACT